GAGGCTAAGCTAACCAGCGGCTCACCAGAAAACATACCAGCCCTGCATCGAGGTCCGATCCAGCTGCAAGCGCAAATGGATATCATGGGATTCAAATGGGGAGCTCTGGCCATACTGTATCGCGGCACCCAGCTCAGAATATTTCTATTTGCTCCGCACCAGAATACCTTGGATACCATTAAGAAGATCACCCTGGACTTCCAAAACAGGCTAGAGATCTGGAGATTTGAAAACAGAATCGATCACTTTCCGGTGGCCAACAGCAAAGACGCAGATACCTTGTGGCCAAACATTACCTCAGAACAAGACGTGCTTGAGCTGGATGATGCAGCTGCAGAGTATCTGCGTGCAATTGTTAGCCACAAAAAGAAAATAGAAACTTACCAAGAAGAAATTGACAGCTATGAAACAGCTATTAAAGAGTTGCTCAAGGATAGGACTGTAGGTAGAGCCGGTGGTTTTGAAGTGCGGTGGCCTATGCGTAACTACCAGGCACAACCTGAGAAGGTAACTCCCGCCAAGGATGCGTACAGCAAGCGCATGAGCACAATACAAATTAAGGAATTAACATGAGCAAATACGCAGAGCTCCGCACTATCGACGTTAGTAAACTAGTCGAGAAAAAGAATAACCTAACCTATCTATCATGGGCATGGGCAGTAGATCAGTTGCTGCTTAACGATCCTACAGCTGTCTGGGAATACCCAGAGCCCAAACTGTGGGGCGAAACAGTGATGATCTTCTGCACTGTCAGCGCTTTTGGTATATCACGCACAGCACAGCTGCCGGTGATGGACTACCGCAATCAGCCTATACCAAACCCGAATGCCTTCCAGGTTAACACTGCTATGCAACGTTGCCTGGCTAAAGCAATTGCACTGCATGGGATTGGTCTGTACATCTATAACGGTGAAGATCTACCACCATCAGATCCACAGGCAGTCAGCAACCCACTAGATGCACTGCCGGCAGCACCAGCAGAAGCAGTTGAGCCGGTGGTATTGGTGGAGCACACAGATGAACCCTGGCACTTGATGGTGCCAACCAAGAAGGATCCGTACAGCACCTGGCCAACACCGCTTGAATGGATCGTAGCTTTTGATGACCTGCAAAACGTAACAGTTAAGGCCACCAAGCGCAAAGCATCAGAGCGCATGAAGATACTGCGTGAGCTCAAAGAAAGTAATGCAGCAACACTGGAGCGCATGGGTGAAGCATTGCGATTGCCATTGCTAGCCAGGTATCAGCAGAGATTAACTGATTTGGCACCAGAAGCTATTAAGCATGGCCAGTAGTAAAAAAGCCCAGGCATTACGCCTGGGCAAAGCCACGAAGGATAGTGGCGCGAGATCAGTTGACTAACGATTGGTACTGGGCGATGCACTGCCGGAGGCTGGCTCGGAGCTCTTCTGCTCTGGCAGCTTCCCGGATAAGAAATTCTGCATTTGATCTATAAAGCTCGGATCCATCACAGCCTTTGCCGGTGGATCCAGAGCTGGCGGTTTCGGACACTCCACCTTGGTTGGTGGTGGGGCGATCCGGCCTGTCGCGCAGCCCGTTAGTAATACCAAGCAGCTTAGCATTAAGATTGCGTACCTCATGATCCTTCTCCCGCCTTAGATTGTCTGCTCCTGATTGTAGCTGTTGCTCCTTCTGCCTGGCCAGCTCCTGGTCCTTGGCATGCTGAGCCATCTGCTGAGCACGCTCCTTATCCCAGGCTTGATGCACCTTGGCCTGGCCAGCAGAGTCACCCTGCCAGTGGCCAGTAGCATACGCACCGACCACCGCAATGACTGTGCCTAGTATGAAGTATGGATTCATTTAGGTGGTACTTTGGTGCCTTCAAGTTTCTTATGCACCTTAATTGTTTTGCAGACTTCCTTACCTTTTTCCTGGTGACATACCTTCTTCATTTCACCACCGGCAAAAGTTAAGTTTACAGTCAGCATCAGTAAAGTTATCAATGCAATTTTCATAATTAAATCTCCGGCTGTGGTGCTGGTGGTGGCGCTAACTTACCGCCAAATCCCTGTATAACAGGCGCTGATGATACTGGATCAATCCTTGGTTCTACCCGCTGAGCTGGAGTCATTGGTGCCGGCGGTGGTACTGTCGGCGGTATAGGTTTCATTGCATCTTCACGCTCTTTAGCAGTGGTTAATCCTGGTGGTATAAACTGATCTTTTCCTTTGACCGCGATAAGGGTAGCCAATGCACCAAGGATATATTTAGACATATCACTGAGCAAAAGAAAAAATTGTTTATCAGCTGGTGCTATATTTTGAAGTGGCTGCACTACAAAAACAACGCTATACATAGATAAGGTAGCCATCATAAACAAGATAGCGCAAAAACAAATACCGATTATGAATTTTAGCCAAGCGTTTAGCTGTTCTTCAGTCATTGTTTCACCTTCTCTGGTGGAGTCACATCATCAGGACAAGTTTGCGTAGCAGTACACATCGGTGGCTTACACTGTGGGGTTTCCCAATTGGCTGGATCCTGGCATGGATACCTAAACCCATCAGTGCAACCAGCCAGCGCCAGGCTAAGTAAGAATATGAAGCGCGTGCTCATAGTGTTTTTTCCTGTCTTCTAAACCAATGGTGCCACCGTTAATTTTCTTGGTCAGCGTAACAATATCACCGGCATCTGCCCATTGATTGAGTTTTCTACTCTCCCAAAAAAAACAAGCAGACTGACAGGCACCCTCGAAACTTTGCATGTACTCATCAAGATCTGTCAGCGATGTTTCTATGCTGTCGGCAAACTCTTGCCACGTAGCACGCCCGGTCAGCTGAATTAAACCTCTGCCAGAAAATCGATACCCATCTCCGCTGGCCTCGTCACCATTTCCCATACGGTTTGCGTAAATGCGATTAGCTATAGCAGCCTGTTTGTTTGGCTTAGAGCAATACTGCTGAGCAAGTTCATCTGTGTCAAAATATTTGGGAAAAAGTTTTCTGAGAGACATTGGTTTGTAATTCAGATTTTCTTTTAGCGTAGTAAAGCCGCCAGATTCATGAGCACACTGCGCAATGAATGCAGCCATCCTGCGTGGAGTATTGATCTCGTAGTCTGGCAGCAGCTGCTCAAGCGCATGGTGCCAGTAGCTAACGTGTTGGTTCCTGGGTAGGAGTTGCTTCAGTTGATTGAGTGTCAGCATTTTTCTCCTCTAGTTCACGCATAATTAATCTGCGTATCCTGCGCATTCTATCTACTTCAACTATAGCTGCGTTGGTTGCATTGTTTGCGTCCATGATTGCCAAGCCAACCAGCGGCAAAGCTATGGCAAGCGTTAAGACCATTGCAAGTAAGCATATTAGTAGTACCCAAGGGATGCTGTCTTGCTCGTCTTTATCAGGATCAGGACGCTGATTAGCCACAGCGTCACGAACAGAACCGCGCCAAACCATATAACATTTTCCCGGAACCTTCTAATCATATGTCTACGTTTACGTGCTGCAATCTGTAGAAGTTTTAGCTCTGCAATTCTAGCTGCTTCCTGTTGTTTGTTGATTCGTTCAACAGTCTTTTCATACTTACCCCACAATGCACCAAGCTCTTTGGGCGCTCTAAACACCATCGTCTCGCGCAACTCTGCCATCATTGAATCTAATCTGGACTCAATAATAATCTTGCGTAATGCTCTGCGACCTAGTGACTCTTGGCCTTTGTACACAGTAGTGTTTGCTATTTCTTCTGCAAGTAGCGCTTTACTTAACTGGTCTTGCGCGTCCAGCAATGCACCAAGTTGATTACCAATTTCAGTGAACACATCATTAGGATCAGCCTTGGCTATCTCTTGGACTCTAACTACTTCCTCGTTGTACTGAATTTTCTGTGCTGGTGTAGGGTTTGGTATCTTATGGAACTGATCCTTTAAATCATCCAGCACTTCCTTTACATCACCAGCCGCACCTTTAATATCTTTGTATAATTGACAGCCTTTCTTAACTGCAGCTACAGCAGCATTAGCTAACGCAAGTAAAGTGAGAGGATCAATCTCTTACCCCTTTAGAACAAGCGACAATAGCAACATGATGATTGCCCCAGCACTACCGATAAGGATAGTCTCTATCTTTTTAAGACGCGCCCAGATACCGTTGTATCTTTCAGCGCATACCATTTCATGTGCGTTCAATCTCGCCTCCAAATCGTCCACGATCCATCCTTTCTCACAAAGCGCCAACGTTAATGTCAACGTTGGTTCATTTAATTTTTACAACTACATCACAACATTTATTGTGTGAGCAATGGATATTGTTTTAAAAATTCATTTGCTTGTGCTTCGGTAATTTCTTGAGGAGC